AGGTGTAAGCATAGGCATAGGTTCCGTTGGCAAAGGTCGGAGATAAAGAACCGGAGGTTCCTGTTAACGTTAACCCACTCAGCCCTGCTGTCACAGAAGTTCCAATATTGGGTTGCCCGGATACCTGAAAGGATGCTTTAAAGTCTAAAGGCTTGGTCATATCCACATTGGCCGCCAAATCTAACTCATCAATAAAGCAGGTGGCTGTCCAACTGGCTCCCGTGATCGAGGGAAACGTGATGGTATAAGTGTCAATGGTACTGCTTACAAACTTGTTATACAGTAGGTTTTGACCAGAATCCGAGGTATCAAAGAAGCCTTCCACCGTAAATTTACCGGGATCAGCCAGTCCAGCAATGAATTGTTTGAAACCATTGGGACTGGATAAGGTAGTAACATCAATGGATGTTCTCTTCATTTGGGGGCTGGTTATTTTGGTAATTGTACCAATATTGGTTGCTCCAACCGTTAATTTGGCACCAATACCACTGGCAACATTGCTCATGAAGCCACTCCTTTCTTAATCGGGATGATGGGTAATTTCAAAATCCAAAACGCCTTGAAACACCCGAGTTCTTACCTCTTGCAGCAGAGGCGGCATGGTGTGAAAATCGTCCTGGATTTCTAGGGCTTGAATATAAACGCCGCCTACATTAGTAAGCGGCAAGGTTTCTAAAAGATTTCGCATTCGTTTTTGTAAATCAAGGAGTGCCCAAGAATCATCATGGAAAATCTCAAAAACATAACTGCTGACGAGCATTTTATAGTTTGAGCTTAAATCCATCTCCGGCTCCCGTTTGTAACGGCGAAACACACAATAGGGTGTGGGAACCGGATCGAACACGGCGAGATAATACATTTGATAGACGTTACTCACTTGAAAGTCTGGGATGTTTGCTTTGATGAGGGAATACAGGCCATCTTCAATCACTTGCTTCCCACCGCCTTATCAAGCCCTTTAGAAAGTTCTTCAAAGATAACATTTTTAATCTCATCATAATGCTTCGTCAAGGCATATTTCAGGAAGTGGCTGCCTTCAATCTTCTCGCCGTTTCTAGCTGTAAAGCCAAGGTCTTTCCATTGGGCATACCAAGTTGTGGTAATCCTATAAACCTTCTTCCCTTTAGAAGATCGTTCGGCCTTTAACTTCAAAGCCTTCATTAAATCTCCGCCTTGGTGCTGTTCTGTTTTCCCTTGGCGGCCCAAAAAGGCTCCATTCTTCGGTTGAAGATTAGCTTTAGCAAAGTTCAAAGCCATCGTTGCTCCCTTTTTAGCGGCATTGGTCACTATACTTTGGGGAACTTCCTCCAGCTGCTTAAACTTAGCAATAAGTTCATCAATACCCTCAATGGTTGATTCGGACATTCTCACCACCTACTTTTCTAACTTACAGATGATCCTTAACTCCCGATGCAGCCCACCTTCGTCATCCACGGTTTGGATATAATAAGTGTTATTGTTAAACCGCACATACATCCCAGCTTGGGGAAGTGAACTGTACCGAATCCGAAATTCACAATCCGTTTCCGTATGAATCTGACCGGCTCCGGGATACATTCGACCATTGTTGGGTACATAGGCCGCCCGAAAGGTGGCCACATCCACTAAGGGAAGCTGACCACCAATCGGATTCTGCTCACTCGGTCTGGCCTGAAGAGTAATGGAACTGCGCATATCAAACTTCATACGCTCGCCACCTGATAGGTCCCGGAGTTCATCAGATAAATCTTGATCTTTTCATAAGCACTGGTAAAGTCCTCCGCATTATCCGTGTCATAACCAAAGTTAGCCTTGCAGTAGGTTGTTATGGCCTTTTTAATCAGCGGGTCGGTAGCCGAACTTACCAGGTTAGGGTTAATTCCTAAGTCGGTCAGTTCGGTTTGAACAGCACCGATCAGGTCTTGGATTTCACCATCAAAGGAAGTGTCCGTGGCATCAATTCTCAGGTAAGCGCGAACATCATCCAAAAGTGCCATCGGAGATCATCTCCTTAACCAGGAATGATGACATAAACAGCAACAGCATTTCCGTCCAAGGTGCTTGCTAAGGTTATGGTGTTATTGCTGATATTAATGGGATCAACTTCAACGGTGGGTTCCGTTGTTTCTAAGACATTGTTGTTAAATGTTTTCAGCACTGTATTTTTAGTCAGTGTGAAGGGCAGTCCCAGTTTTGATCCAACCCCAACACTTACGCCATCCCCGGAGCCTGCGGAAACCGGCAGGCTAATTTCTGTGATGGTGGCAAAGGCTTTGGCTCCGTCAACCTCTGAGGTTCCATTTAAAGCCAGAGTTTCCGTGATACTGTTTCCGGCAAAGTCGGTTCCTGTGATAACCACATTTCCGACACTTGCTGAAATTGCGCCCTTAATGACAATGTTTCTTGTCACATCCGGATTGTTAAAACCTGTAATCAAATTCTGCGAACTGGCGGTCAGTGGTGTTGAAGCAAGCACGGCTGTATCACTCACTACCAACGGTGTTTCTTCAAATAAAGCAAGTTGGCACCAGGAACATGTAATCCCTGGTGCCGAAGTTTGAATTAGTTCTCCCATAAAGGGATTCATAGCTGCTATCGACATGTGTTACCTCCCCTATTAACCGAGTTGACCAAGCACGAAAGCTTCCTGTTGGGATACCCCACCATCGGCTAACAACCAGCCTTTGTACCAAACATCATTACTGGCGAAGCCATATTCATAGGATTTCTCAATGAGTACATCAACCGACAGGTTAAAGTGGTAGAACCGAAGATCACCGAAGAGAATACTTCCGTCAGGAATATAAGGACTCATAATCACCGGGTTACCCAGAATCCGTCCAACAATCGCGGATTTACTGTAATCCGTCTGGTTGCCGCCGTTACTATCCGTGGTGAGCCCCCATTGCGGATTTTCCAAAAAGATGGGCCGTCCCAAAGCATCTTTGATCGCGCAAACTCCTGAATACAAGGTGTTGCTGCTCATAACCCAATAGGAACCTGGATGATAAGGAGCTAAAAGTTTTGCCTTTAAGGCTGTGAAGGTATCATAGGTGAGTTTGGTTAAATCCTTACCATAAGCAAGACTATTGCTGGTTCCCCAGGAGATAGCGTTCAGAATCCCGGTAGGCTGGTTGCTGGTTGAGCCCGAGCCATTCAAAACCGCATTTTCAATGGACACCATGATTTTCCTAAACAACTTGTCCACAATATAAGCTTCAAAAGCATCCACGGAAAGCTGCTCCACAACCCTCGATACTTTGACCGTTTTAATCAGGTCATAAGCCGATAAAAGCAGTCCGCCTAAACTGTCATTACCGGGATCAACTGCCGTTCCTTCTGCTGTCCAGGCCGCATCCCCAAAGACATTTTCATAAGGTACTTTGAGATTGCCTTTCAGATTATATTTGGAGATAAAGGGATAAACCGCTGAGGTGATGAGCATTTTCTGGATCACGGTATCCAAGGTGATTTGGGGAATGGCCGCCCCGGCACTGGAGGTATCGGAGGTAAAACGGAGTTCAGCAAGATTTCGTCCATTGCCGATGGCATTACCGGATTGCAGGATGCCCCGTTCTTCTGTGGTGAGTGAGCCTTTCCCGCATTGCAGCATTTTAAAGAACGCATGGCGATAATCTTTAGACTTTCTGGCTTCATACATCTGATACTCTGCTGGGGACAAACCACCATGACCTGTGAAGGTTCGTTCTTCAACAGGCTTTAGGTCCGGAATCTGACCGGACTGGGCTTTCTGCAAAAGCTCAATTTTGTCCAATAACCCGCGTTCCTCTTGACCCAGGGCTTCCAATTCTTCAGAGATCGCTTGGGCATCAAGTTCTTCGCCGGATTCGATCAGTCCTCGGATCTCGGTTTTGCGGCTTTCAATTTCTTTGAGGCGTTTATACATAAATTGACCACCTTTCAAATAAATAGACACCCCTTAAAGGAGTGTCTTTAGAACTAACTTTTTAAGTTGAGCCTGTCGCTTTCGTTCCTCTTCTTCAGCTTTAAACCTCTCAGCTTCTTCAGCCTTTCGTTTCTCTTCTTCCGCCTTACGCTTTTCGGCTTCTAATTCAGCCTGGCGCTTCTGCTCAGCTTCCTGTTCCTGCCGTTTGAGTTCCTTGCGCCGGGCCTCTTCCTGAGCCTGGATATAATTACGGGCTGAAACGGATGTTTCTTCGTAGGCCGGAAAATCAACCACTGAAACATCATACATCTTATCGAACTTAAAAATAGTGCGGGTACGGGTTTTGCTGTCATAAGCATCATTGGCCACCGTAAAGGCAAAACTCATTTTATCCAAATGGCCTGATCGTACCAATTCATGAATATCTTTGGCTTGAGTGGTATCCGCCATCCGTGCAAAAATATTAAGCCCTTGGTTATCCACTCTCAAATCTAAGGTTCCGGCTTTGGTACTGGCTAAAGGCGGGACATGTTCTGAGTGATTGTACTTCAGTACAACATTGGATAGATCAACACCTTTTAAAGCATCCTGATGGATTTGCTCATAATAGGTGGTTCCATCATCATCCTGAAAGAGTGGTGTTGCTTTATTAAAGACAATCGCTCTGCCTTCCAATACTTTCAGAACCGACTGTCCTTCCGGTGGTTCAATGAGGCTGGCTCGCAGTTCCATGGACCGATACTCTACTTCACCTTTGCGGAAACGTTGGTTTTCTTCCATCATCATGTCATTGTCTTCCGGATCTTCCATCATGATTGGATTGCCCTCTTCATCCATCATGGGATTACCCTCTTCGTCCATCATAGGCTTTCTCATGGTTTCACCACCTCTGCATATTAAAATTGATAGAGTTCTTACTAGGAGGCCGGGGCCAGCGGGACCGGAATTGTTCTTTACGGATGCTCACGGTCTCCCGGAGATTCTTCAACTGGCGTGTCCTCCTTTGGTTCAGGCTGCTTCCCAGCTTTGGCCATGTTTAACTGATACTCATTTTTAATATTCACATCCACAAAGTTAAGACTTTCCACCCTGCGTTCCCCGTTTTCGATAGCCGCTAAACCAAATAATTCACGTATCTCGTTGATGGTCAAAGCACCTGTGGGGGATAAATATTGTACTATGGAAGTCTTTGTCTTGTCTGAGGTATACTGAAGTTTGCTGGAAACAAAGACTATCTTGTTTCCGTAACCCCTTTCCCTGGCCGTAAATATTTTATAAGTGAATGCCTCTCCCAACTGTTTAAGCATAGGGCTAACGATACTTGTATAGAAAGCCGAAAGCTCATCTTCGTTATAAGTCGAAAATACGATCTTCTCGTTGATATTAAAATATCCGAAGACCTGAGTTTGTATGATCTCCATCTGCGCGGCATCTAATAAGATGGCTTTACTTTCTATGGGAGTGAAAGCACCTGTTTGACTATCGGTAAAAATGATTCCGGAGTTATTCTGGATATCAAAAAACTTTGATAATATTTCATCTCGCTTGGCAATTAGATCAGCGGTTTTTAAGGTGCCATTAAAATGAAGACTCCCTCTAATATTAGCCGGGCCATTCGCCACTGCATTAATAATCCCGTCATGAACCGTGTTGGATAATTGAAGCAGCGGGTAGATGGCATTGTCGTTATAGCTCCCCATAAGATCATTATCAAAATAATCACGTTTAATATGAATGATCGATTCAAACGGAGCTATGACTTCCTGCCCACCCCGGAAGTTAAACTTTACAAAGAGGTTTCCTGTGTCATCCATCCCTGTTTGGCTGGATTCCATATAGGTTACGAAGCTGGAATTGAGCGGATAAAAACCTTGGATGTTTCCTTTCTCATCCTGTTTAATGTAAACAAAAGCGTTATTGTGGATGAGTAGGTTGGTTGTTACCTTAAAGATAAATTCCGAAGAATTCATATAAGGATTGGGCTGACCACTCAGTAAATTGGCGATGTCACTATCTTGTGGGATCGTGTCGCCGCCCACATACCGAATATGCTTAACGTCGGCTTTGGCTACATGAGTGGCTATGGCCCGGATACAGGCTCGAAATAGATAATTGTAGTAAACTTCGGTGTTGTTGGTGTTTGCAACCACCGGGATATACCCATTTAAGAGTTTAAAGAACTTTAAGTTCTGCGGAGCCTTTTTTGTTTTTCCAAAAATATTCGAAAACATTGAGCGAAAACTAGGCAAGTCTCATCACCCCCTTAAATCAGGCTGTCGAGTAATTCCTTATTTCTTTCATACACAACGAAACTGTCCAGAAGACTCATTGCCCCGTCAATAAATCCTCTGGATTTGGATTTAACAGGTATGATGTTATTATTGCGGTCATACACAACCGACATATTACAGAGACAATATTCCAAGATCGGATTCTTGTTATAGTTAATCTTCTTGGCGGCTAAATCCGCACTGAGATGCTTGAGCGGTTGGCTCAAGGTTTTGGCTCCTTGAATCACGATCTCCATTAGCCCGTTAAAACCATTCAACTCCATGTCCTTCACCCAGTATGTTGAATTCCAATTATCATAGCCGATTGATTGAAAGTACAGTCTGTACTCATCTTTCATCCTTACGAACCAATTTGTAATGAAGGAGTAATCGATCCGGTTCCCCGGTGTCAGTTCCAACAGGCCTCGTTCAATCCAGGCTTGATACGTCATCTTTTTGGAATGCTCTGCATTATCAAAGGTGACTTGAGGCATCCAATACATCTGGTGGCACAAGAACTTCCCTCCCGGTTTGGGAACCAAAATGGTGGCTGAGGTTAAGTCTGTTGTACTGGACAAGTCAACCCCGCCGACACAATAGGAATCTCTAATCTCCTCCAGACTAAAGGTTTCTTCGTTTCGGATTTCACTATAATCCAGGAAGGCTTCAGAAGTCGTGCCAACAATATTAAAATCCTTAGTGATCACCGTGGCCTTAAAGGCCGGGTCTGATTTTGAACGTTTGACGTTATCACTTAAAAAGTTAAGATCTTTTATGGTTCCAAGCCCAGGGTTGGCTTTCACCCACGTGGATTCATCCCTAAAGTCATCCTGAGAATCAAGCTCATATAAAAACGCCACAAAACGTTCATCGTCAATCCTTCCCTCGACAACGTCTTTGGCGTATTTATATTGGGCATCGAAGATGTTCTCCCGGACAAAACCGGCGGTAGTTATACACCAAAGGATCGGTTGCCGTCTGGCTGCCATGGACTGGCGCATCACGTCGTAAATATTTCTATCTTTAATGGCATGAATTTCGTCAACAATACAGAAATGAGTGTTTAATCCATCCAAACTGTTACTGTCACTGGATAGAGGTTCAAACTTGCCAAAGGTCGCCGGAAAGTAAATATCTGTGCGGCGTTTTTTTAGATGACGGCCCAGTTTATTGGATTGCCCCACCATGTTCAGGGTTTCAGAAAAAATAATTTTAGCCTGATCTCTCTTGGATGCGACGGAATAAACTTCACTGCCACCCTCACCATCGGCAATCAGCATATATAAACCGATAGCCGCAAGCAGGGAGCTTTTCCCATTTTTTCTGGAAACTAATGTAAATACCTCATTGTATTTCCGATATCCCTCATCATCAACGAATCCAAAAATACTCTGGAGCATCGCTTTCTGCCAAAGATCCAGCACGAAGATTTTCCCGATCCATTTGCCTTTACTCTGCTTGCAGAAACGCTCCACAAACTCAATAGGCCGTGTGGCTTTCTCCAAGTCAAAGTGATACTTACCAGGATGGTTAAGGTCATGGATGAGTTTGGCATAGAGTTTTTTGATGTTGTTGCAAACGACCATCTCGCCGGAATTAATGTTCTCCCAATACTGAGTAATGTAATTCTCCATGCCAACACCCTATTTCCTTAAGAAGGCCAAAAGCTCATCCTCGGATTCATCAGTTTTCTGGGATGGGAGCCGATCCATTAACTGCTTGATCGCGGTGTTAAAGTTTTTAATCATGGCATTGTAAGTCTTGACCACGGGCCTCTCCCGGAGCTTACGAGGTCTGGTTTTCGTCAGTTCAAAGGAGCCGTTGGCTTTGATGTCGTCTTCCATCCCCTCTAATGTTATCTGCATAAAGGCTAGGCGCTGGATGAGCGGGTTAACCAGTTGCATCTGGTCTGAGGGGAGGTCTTTAAACAGTTCCGTTAGCTCCTTTTGAATCTGTGTATATCTGGTGTCGTTATCCAAGTTGGTTTGTCCCCTTTGCAAAAACAATATCCCCATTGGCATCAAAGCTCAGCCCGTCACTTCGTTTGCTGTGGTGCTGTTCATGACAGACTCGGCATAAGAGTTTCAGGTTATCCCAGCCATAACACTTGTCGGGATTCGTTGTTACATCCCTCGCCGTAATCGGTTTAATGTGGTGAACGATTTCACCCGGTGATTGGCAATCTTCGCATAGCCCAAACTTTGCTTCAAAAAATGTGTTTCGGCATTTTTTCCAAGCGGCGCTGGCATAAAACGTTCTTAAGATTCCTGTGCTCATAAGGCATCCTTTCATAAATTTTTCTAAAACCTTGGCCCTTTTTTACTCAAAAAATGCCGCTGGGTTCTGCGGTTGTCCAGGCACACGGCAGCGCGGTTTCTCTGCCAATCGCCGACCGGGGGGGTTATTTAAGCAACAAAAAGGAACCTCTTTGCGAAGTTCCTCATTTTTCATCGGTAATATTCACAACTCTTGTCCATCGTTCATATACTTTATTAGGACAACCTAACAACTTTAATGAAAGGGGCAACTGAACAATGAGCACAATTGTTGAAAACGCTGAACGTGGAGTTTATATCCCCCTGTATATTGTCTTTGTTGCGAGGGCACTTACGGTAGCTATTATGTTGCATGCACTTTTGCTATTTTTCCTTTTAGGTACCGCAGCTTAACGATTAATATGCGTAAGTGTGGGCTAATCCAGAAATACATTTATGGGTTAGCTCCCTTTTTTGTCCAAAGTATACCTAAAGAACCAATTAAGTCTTTAATGCTTATCGTTACTTAATTGTGATTGATTTTTATGAGTCAATTTGCCTGCCTTAAAATTTGTTACTGCTGTAAATATGAAATAGGCGATCACCAAAATATCGAACCATGTTTGAGATTTCATGAGCAGTTCAGAGGTCAATATCAATGCAATCCATATCTGGGCGATACCAAGTTTGTAGAAGATGTTGCCAAAATTCTTGGTACGTTTTTTGAACTCTTTCTTATTGAGTGGAATAGGTTCTAAAACCGTGTCCAACAACCAGTGCCCACATTGCGAACAATACTTAACCGAGACTGGATTGGCGGTATTACAGACTGGACAAGCATATCCGGCAATCTCTGTTCGTTTCATGCTTGTTCACTCCCCTCAGAGGAAGCATTTGAAGTCTTTGCCTTACGTTTTGCTTCGGCTGCTTGCTGAGCCTCTGGTGTTCTAAAGGCAGCGTTTCCCTCCAGTCGATTAAGAAGGCATTTTCTCTCTTTCGCATAGTCTCCCCCTATAAATCCTAATTTGAGAAGAAATACCCTCATTGAGTAGCGTTCGTTGGTTACCTCTCGCGGCTTAGTGGAGCTAAACTTTTGTTGTTTC